ATATCTCTGTTAATATTACTCGGTCCAATTCTTTTGAAACTCATTTGTTTTTTACACGAGCGACCATTGCTTGCAACTGTTCTTGCGACAAGTTATGATCAGCTTCTTCTCCCTTTGCTATTCGTTGCGCTCTCTTGGCAGAGTAATTTTCATACTGCTGTCCAAGCAACGCAACTTGTAAGTCTATTGTGCTACCAGACTCTAGTATCTCGCTTGGTAATTTACTATACCTTTTAGCGACAAAATCTAGCGTAACATAAGAATTTAATCTCGGTGTTAGGCTACTAAAGTCTGGTTCACTGCGTTTCCCAAGTGTTGGATCACTGTTTCTACTACCTTAACGCTAATGTCTCCTGGTAGGATGTCGTCTTTTTCCAACATTGGTTTACCTTTTTCATCCATTACCAACTCTTTACACACTTTACTCATTTTATGAAAGTCATTTTCTTCTGTGTTCATTAGACGCATATACACATCCATTTCATATCTATCGTAGATGTAGAACTCTGGTGCTTCACCGTACTTTTGTACAATGGCCTCATCGTCAATAGTAATCTTTTCGAGTTGGGGTTTCTTTGCTAGTGCTGATAGTTTCATCTGTTAATCCTTTTCTCTGTCTATCAAGTTGTTACATAACATAACAACAAATTTTAATCTGCTCTGTGCTTTGTTTATATCATTCTGCGCACATTTAATCTCATTGTTTGCTTTAGCTACTTCTGCTAAAGTACTTTGCAATAATTCTTTGTCTGTCTTTTTATCTAATATATCCATTGATCTTCTCTACTGTTATTTAGTCCGCTTACAAAAACAGGGCCCAAAAGAGCCCTGTTCTGCTTACCCTCACGCTTTGCGTTTATGTAATTGTGTATTCACCTGTTACAGTGATTGTGATTGGTGAAACCCATACAGGTGCGTCAGCACTAACTGTTGGAGCAAGACCAGTTACATAGCCTTTTCCGTTGATAGTTTTGCCTGTCGAACCGTCTGATTCGTCACCTAGGTATAAGTCAAATTCAACAATAGTTTTGTCGATTGACATGCCCATGATACCCGATGCTGCGGCAGTTGCGCCACCTGAGCCAGTTGTTCCGAAGAATGTATCTTGCTCTAGAACCAAGTTCATTGATAGTGAGTTTGTTGCTGTAGTAGCAACTTGTTTTTTGGCACTTTCGTCCAATTGTGTCCAAGTAAACACATCGTTAGAAGCGTTAACAGTGATATCTTGTAATGAAGGTATCGCTAGTCCTGTAGCATCAGCAGTTTTGCTGGTGTGATGCACAGTTAGTGTTGCTTCGGCTGCTGCGTTTCCTGGAGCTGGGTAGATATAATCAGCCATTTTGTTTTCCTTTATCTAATTTTTGTGTAAGCATATTCGATTTGAGTGACTAATAGATCGTTGGCTTCTACAGCGGTAGTAACAGTTGCTTCTCTTGAGTTATAAAACTCAGTAGCACTGTTAACATCTTTTGCGTTGATCAACTGACCCACTAGTGAATCATAGTTTGCTGGAAGTTGTTTAGAATCACTGCTGAATACTAAACTAACAGTTTGTGTATAAGTGTGAATACTTAAACCACCTAGTGTATTGATTAATGGTTCATCGCTGTACTCATTAGCCTCTACATAGATAGTTTTTACATTTTTCAAGTATATGGGTGTGCCCGATTCATTGCGAGGTATCTCCTCACTTATTCTATAAGTTCCAAGATTTAATCCCTTGATATAATCGATCACATTTTGTCTCATCTAACTCTCTTCAATGCTATGTATCCACGCTGTTTTTCATCTGTTTGAATTGTATCGTCGCCATCAAAATCATACCAGTCACCTGATTGAATTAGTTCCATAAACAGTTCTGTTTCTCTGTTTTTGTAGTAACCCATCTTCTGTCTTTCAGCGTTGTTTTCATCGCCAAAGTCAGCTACACTAGGCAGAATATAATCTGATAGTGCTTTATAAATGCAAAGGTCAGTAAAATCGTTTGTACGATCAATAATCTTTACACCTACTGGTGCTGGAATGTCCAATCGGTTGACAGAACCTGTCTGCTTAGTATACAGGTTCTGCCACCAATCGGTAGATTTGATTTGAAGCAAGATTCGGCTTGTTGCTCGAATCAATGCATCTTCTACAAAATCGTCTGAAAGGCCTTCATTGTTATCAAACAGGATTTGATCTTTACTAACCACATCACTGTGTTCAGCAAAACTAATCACTACTCCCGAGTCTGTAATAAAAGCCATTCTAAACTCCCTTATACATTCACCATTTTAACACCACGGCCAGCGTCGATAACGCCAACTCCGGCATGCAAACTTGAAACTATGTCAGATCCGACCGCTTCAGGCCTGCGGGCCACTTCGATGTCAACATTTTTTTGCATTGCAATTCTCATTGCGTCACCAGCAAAGACAAAGCCTTTGTTTGCACCTGAAATGTAACTACTTTGAAATAGGCGAATTCCCGCTATTTGTCCTAAGAAGCCATTTCTCATTGCTTCACTTTGGAAGTCACCACCGCCGTAAGCGTTAGTACCAATGTCTTTCATCAAGTTGGCTGCTTCTGCTGCACTTACGATACCCATAAGTTGACCTGTTTCGCCGTTGCCGCGGATTTGAGCTGCTGCGTCAAATAGTGCGTCTACAGTCATTGGATCTGAGTCTGAAGTACTAGCTGTTAAGCCGTTCATTGCTGTGATAACTGCTGTGTCAAATGCTTTTGATACTGCGTTACCTAGTACACGACCAATCTCTGCTGGATCGATTGCACCCAAGTCACGAAGTACTGAGCGAGCTGCGTAGATATCACACTGGATAGTGTTTTTTGTATCTGCTGGAAGAACAGCGTCTAGGTCTACGCCTGGTGCTGCTTCTGAAGTTAGTGTAGTTGCTGTAACTGCTGCCAATTCTGGAACTTGTAGAAGTCCGTTTGGTGCGTTTACAACTGGAATCATTCCACCACCTAGGAACAAAGATTGTTCGTGAGCAGCGAATACTGTAGCGGCTTTTGCGGCTACGAATAATGCGTCGGTATTAAAACCTGATGCGTATGCTGAGTTTGCCATTTTAATTTTCCTTTACTAATTTAAATCAAGCTAGGCCTTTTGCCTTTGCTTGGGCATATAATTTTCTATGTTCTGGATTAGTTAAATCCAGACTTGCTAGATCAAAGTCTTGTAAATTAGTTCCTGGAGTTGCGCTTGTTTTACTTGCGCTAGTTGATGATGCTGCCGCAACAAAGTGTGGATTAGCACTCAAAAACTCCTGAACTAGAACATCTACATTTAGCGGATTACCTGTATCATCATAACGGACTGTTCCGTTAGCATCTACTACTTCTGCTCTTCCACTCTCCCCAAGTCTTACTTGGTTACGAATCAACTGAACCACTTGCTGTGGATTCACCGCTTTGTACTGTGCGGCAGCGTTTAGTAGAGGCGAATTTACAGTGTATTCCTCAATCACTTTGTTCTTTGCTTGGATCTCTTGGTCCTTTTTAGCAGCCATTTCTTGTAAGATCTTTTCAAATTCACCACGCTTGATTGCTTCTTCTTGTTTTTGTTTTTCTGCGTTGGCTCTAATTGTTTTAAGTTCGTCCAAGTCACCTAACTCCGAAATTTGTTTTTCAAACTTGCGGGTAATGCTGTTTTTCATACCTGCCATGTGTTTGTCAAACTCTTCTTGCGTATAAGTTTTGGTTGCTTCCTGATTTGTTGTTTGGTCAGCTGTTTCAGTATCTGCTGTGTCCATGATTTGTTCGCTCATGTTGCGTGCCTCCTTATGAGTGTTGTTGTAATGTTATTTATAAGAATAACAAAAAACCGTCCTCAAAACGGAGTATAAAGTATTTATTACTTGCCGTAACCTTTTTTCTTTTTGCCTTTTTTCTTATAAGCCATATTATTTCTCCAATATCCAAAAATGTCGACAGTTGTATCCACCTCTTACCGCAAACGGATCACCAGGTGCTTTGCCCTGCCAACTGCCTGTCCATATGCTGTTTATTTGTGTTTCTGTGTAGGTGTTCCCTGAATGTGTAGCACAAAAAGGTCTAGTAGTTGTTATTATACCGCCTACATACTGATAGCGTGTGCCTAATGTTTTTGTTAACACACTAGTAAAGCGTATAAGAGTTTGGTCATATGCTCTACGCAATCTTGTAACAATAGCAGGTACTCTGTTAACTACACTGCGCACAATTTGTGCAACACCTAGACCTAGTAGTGCAGCAGCAATTAATTCACCTGCAATAGTGTTGACTTCTTCGTCAACAGCATTATTCATTGTTGCATTAGTTGCTACTTTTAGATCTACAACTTGTTGATTGATTGCACTATCTGCTGTAACATTATTAAGTGCAAGATTGTCAACTGCTAGAGTGTCTAATCCTTGTACTTGTGCAGCAATGTATTGTCTAACATCTGTAAACAAATCATTGATTGCAACTCTGTCAGTAAGGTCAATAGCAGCCAATCCCAACAATGCACTAGCAAGCAAACTATCTAATCCACTTGCTAGGTCATCTGCTAATCCAGTTATTAAACCATCATGTGCGTTTATTTCACTCTGTGTTGCCATTTAAGTTTGCCGTAAATGTATCCTGTGTTCCGCTGTTGATTTCATTAACTATTTTCATGAAAGTTTCTTCTTCGTCTTCACTAACCAACAATCTTGCTACTTGTCTAGCAATTTCTTTTTTGTACTCCGGTGACGATACTGGAGCAGTACTTGCTTTAAGCAGCATATCTAGATCACCTTGTCTGTTGCGTATGTTGAAACTTTCTGGATACTGTGTAGCACCTTCCCATTCCATACCGTAATAATGTCCAAAGTGTTTGAGTATCTGTTCTTCTGCAAGTGCAAGTTGTGTGCCCTTTTCTGCTAGGCGTGCATTTAAAAGACTAAATTCAGTCTCCATAGCTACACCACTCATGTTTCTACTTGCTGTAGTTCTTACGGCACCAATGTTGGCTTGCTTGTCAATGCTTTCTACAATGCTTTCGATAGTCTTTAAAATACTATCTACATTAGCACCATTTGTTTCTAGCATGTATGGCTTGAGTCCAGGATCTAAGTCATCGCCCATTTGTATAATGCTGCCTGCA